GATTCGACACCATAAGCAAGGCGGGAGCGAGAGCCTTGTGCGAAAGCCATATTGTTATTCTCCTATAGGATTACTTGTAGCAATACCAACCGATGTTGACTGGTATCATGTAAAATGCACCATCAATCTCGCCTAGCTCACGTTCAGCGTAGCGGATGGAAACAAAGGTTGTATTGTGGGATAAATCTGTCGTTGCCTCGAAGGCGTCGATTATTTTGTCTGCTAGATCGTCACCAGCAGCAGGGCCGTTACCTTCGGGAACATAGCATTCCACACGAAAGACACCCTGATAGTACATTTGCGGGTTAGTGCCTCGTACAGCAGGCTCACGTCGAGTAGGAAGCAGTCTAGGTTTAATGTAAGACTGTCCAGTAGTGGGGGTGAAGCTAAAGTTCTCCCAAGCAATAGAAGGTACGTCAGTGACGCTATTCAGTGCTACCTCAAAAGCAGATCGGATGTCGTCATATACTGATGCCATTATCTAAACCTATCTTTAGTTCTGAGGAACACTGCGTGTCTTGCTTCTACATCATTAGCATGTGGCGCACGGTTACGTAGGGTAAAGCCATTGCTTTCTAATGGGTCAATAGCCCGTACCTCTGCCCGTAGTCTTGCAGCTTCTTCTTGCTTCTTACCAGCCTTGTCAGCAACGAAGGGTTTATTGTCAGAGGTACGACTACGACCGCCACCAGAGCCTCTGGGAACTACAGAGAAAGATTCTACGAAAGCACCAGTCTGGACGGGACTAATAGATGCAGCATACGACACAACCTCTTCACCCTTAGTCCAAACCTTCTCTTTTACTTGGTTCTCTAGTTGTTCCATCTTTTTGTAGAAGGACTGGTTAATGGTAATCTGCTTAGCCATATCAATCCTCCAAGTGACAGATGTAACAAACAGCAGTCCCATTAGAGAAAATAGTGGTTACATGGTTAATCACGTAAGTGCTGCTACCACGTACAATAGTGTCTTCATCTGTAGGCTCTACACCTAAGCCCAAGGCTGGGATAGCACAACGGCGCATGTCTTTTACAACTTGGTCTACAGGCTCAGAGGTAGCATTGTAGATATAACCAACAAAGCTGTAGTCAGTAGTAGCTGCACCACCCACAGTCCCTGTAGCAGGATCATATGTGCCAGTGGTTGTCGTCTTCTTAAGAGTTAGAGTTTCACCGAAATCTCTTACGAGCCGAAGAAAGTCAGAGGATCGAAAGTACATGGAAGTCCCCTTTATTCGTATTCAGGTGTCTCGTAGCTCGGAGGATTGCGGAAGCGGTCACGACGGAAGGCACCTTCAACACGGTCAGTATTTGCCCGTACAGCAACAATGCCAGACTTGGTTAGGCCACCTGCAGCTACACCAATAACAGCACCAGCTTTCTTGCCTTGATACTCCAGTGTCTCTGCCAGAGAGGTGTACTGTTTAGCCAAGTCAGAGTAGTCAGCACTCAGAGAACCGTCTAGCTGGACATTAACACTGCGGGCATACTTGGAAGCAACTACACGAGCAAGCCACGCTGCAGCAAAATAAGTGTTGTCCCCAGTCTGCGACAGAGCAAAGGTAATCTCTTCATTCTGAGCCTGTTGATCTAGGTTGTCAGTGTCACCCAATAACAACCGTACAGTGTTAAGACGACCAGAGGCCGTGGTGGTATCTAAATCAGATGAGTCATATGACCAAGCCATTTAGGTCGTCCTTTTAAGTTAGTCTAGGATACTGTCACGGACCTCAAAGAATTTCTCTTCAATCCAGCGATTATTACGAAGGAAGCTACGGAGAAGCGCACGTTGCTTGGCTTCAATCTTCGATTGCTTACACTTCTTAGCGGTGTATTCACTTGTTGAGTTAGTCCGACCTTTAACCTCATTATTGAGTAGGCGAACAAGACTTTCTAGTTGTGTACCATCCATTTCTTCTAGACGGTCACCTAGTTTAGCCTCTTTCTCTAATTCTTTGTTGTGGTAGATTTGACCAGTCGAATAAAGCTGGGCTACACGAGAAGGTTCAACACCTTTGGTTACCCAGTCAAAGTGATCCCCCTGTTGATAACCACTAAAGGGGATTTTAACGAATACTGGCCAATCAATCTGCCAACCAAGGTATGCGGGATGTGTCATAGTCGGGGTTCCTTATGTCGGGGGTGGGGAGCCACCTAAGCAGCCCCCCGATAGTAAACACTATTAGGCGATAACAGTGTTGAAGAAGTAGCCCAGATCGGAACCAACAACTTTCATGTCGTAGGCCATCTTGGCTTGGATGTGCTCAGCAACACCCACACGACGCAGTGCATCGTCCGAGAACGATTCCACGGTCACGCCCAAGTTCTGTACGCCTTGCAGGTTGTTCCAAGCAAAGGTCAGGCCAGCGGCAGGGGTCATCAGACCAGCAGCCGAGGGGGTGTGAACCAGCAGCGCGTGCTTACCACCAATGAAGGCATTGCTTTCGGTCAGACCTTCAGCAGCCGAGTTCTGAACAGCTTCCATGACGTAGAAGTTCTCTACTTCAAAGATTTCTGCCAGTTTGGCATTGGTGATCAGCGCAGTGTTTGACACAGTAGCGCCACCGTTCAGGCGGGCCAGAATGTCAGGGTGGTTGATCAGGATGTCACGAACTTCTTTACCAACAACCATAGTGTTGGGCTTGAAGCCACCCGATTTCAACTGCATGGTGCGACGAGCATTGGTCACATCAGCAATGGGGGTCGAGTTGGTGTAGTCCGACCACAGGTTCGAGGGAGTCGATTGCGAACCCCAAACACCAGCGGCGAAGAAAGTGTTTGCAAAGTCTACTTCACGGTCGATCAGCATGTTGTTGATCAGCGTCTGGGCACCAGCGGCACGGATTTCCAGTGCAGCATCTTCGTTGGCCAGAGTTTGCTCATCAAAATCCATACCCAGACCAAACACGTCGGCGTAGTAGCTGTCGCTCGAAACCGACATGCCGATGCGCTTAACTTCGGTGCGAGGGGCCAGAGGCTTACGCTCACCACCACGGTTCATGCCCGCACGGTCGTAGATGTAGTACTTGTCCGACTGACGGTTCACACCAACGGTGGGGAACACTTTGTCAGCGATAAAGTTGGTTTGTTCTTGTACATAGGCCAGCGTCAGATTAGTAAGCGGCTGGTCGATATGCACTGCGGAGGGAGTCAGCATAGGCATATTATAAAATCCTTTTCTTTAATGCTGGTTATTAGGCGACGACATTGCCACCAGTGATCAGTTCGATCTCAATGATCTGACCGTCAACACCAGCTTCTTTTGCGTAACCCATTACAACGTCACCGCTTGCAGCGGCCAGGGCGGTACCATCAGCACCTGCCTGAACAGCAGCACCAGCAGCAATCGTGCCGCCTGCTTCAACCATAACCGAGCCACTGCGGACTACAGTTACAACTTTACCAGCAGCGGCGCCTACGATGCACACGCCATAGCACTGTTCACCTGCCGAGTTTGCCAGATCGACAAAACCATCAGATTCCAGAGTTACAAATTTGAATTGTGCGGACGACAGATCGACGCCAGCGGTTTCACTACGAGTATCACGGCTCTGCATAACAGCCATTGTTATTCTCCTTTATAGGACTTGTTGATAAGAGCTTTGCCTTCATCGGTCTTCGCCACAGCGGCATAAGCCTTAGCATATTCACTCTTCTTAAATTGGTTGTCTTCCATGTAAGACTTGACTAGAGCATCCAGCTTGTCGGCTGCGGTAGCAAACTCACCATCAACGTCCGACTTACCAAATTCTTGCATAGCAGCCGCAAATGACTTGTCAGCAGCCAGCAGCGCAGCCATCACAGCCTCGTCGTCACCAAACGACTTAACTAGCGACTTAGCAGCATTAACATCAAAGTGCGGCAGTACTTCACCAGCACGTTTGGTCAATTCAATATCAGCCTTCTCAATAGCGGCAACTTCGAGGGCTTTTAGTACAGGTGCAGGGATGTCACATTTGGCAACCATCTCACCTTCAACTTCAATCATCTCAACTTCAGCTTTCTTTTCGATAGCCTCAGCTTTGATAATGAAACCGTTTTCAATCAGGCCTTTGCGAAGACGCTCGTTCTCAGCTTTCAAAGTGTCTACATCAGCTTTCAGTGCTTCGATGTCGATCTCTTCTGCAGCTTGACCCTCGTCTGCTTTTTCAGTAACCTCTTCGGTAACTTCCTCAGCAGCCTTCTCCAGATCGGCTTCCTCAGCATCATCTGCCTTTTCCATGTCGTAGCCCAGAGCCTTCATAGCTTCTTCTTTGCCACAACCTTTTTCTTCCATGTAAGCCTTTACTTTGGCATCCATTTCTTCTGTCATTTTATTAACATCCTTTTGGGAGTCGTCACGCTTGAAGAGACTAACCATTGCCTGAGCATTGGCTGGACGGTCCACTAGGGACAACTCGTCAAGCATGAGGTTCTTAAGGAGTGTAGGCATTAGTCGATCTCCTGTTTCATAGCACGGCCCCCAATGGAGAAAGCCGCAAGTTCACCAGACTTAACCATATTCCAGACTACATCATCGAATACTTTGTATGCGACAACCCATCCTTCACGGTCAGACTGAATACCTAGAGCATCACCAATCTCTTTAGTGACAGGCAGTGAGTGTACAACGACACCAACTTGTTCGCCTGTGTGCATAGCTTTGCCTACTCGCACATGCTCCATAAAATCGTTAACTGCCTTGACAAGCGTATCAGCTTCAATCATGTCACCCTGACGGTCAACCACAGGTTCACCCTTTTCAGTAATGACAGAGGCCCAGCCATATACCATACGTTGCTCATCATCGGCTTTAAGAATTTGACCTTCAATATTTGCTTTAGTCATTTCACTCACCGAAACTTCCTTTTCCCACATACGACATGACCAATAACGAGCAGAGGTCTTATCTGTAGCGGTATCGCAAGAGTGACGACTACGGAAATTAGCCCGTGCCTTAGGGTCATCCCTGCGAATTTCCATGTTGGGGTCACCAAAAGTTACTTTCTTGGTTTTGTCCCCATCTTTCACATAAACGCCAAACTTCTTTGAAGAACCTGCAGGTAGACGAAACGGCTTATTAAGTGGCTTATCCGCTTTGTTGATTTCTTCTTCTGTTGGCAGATTATCTGGATCAAATGTGCTCATACCCGTCCTCCACTAGTATAATGTCAAAAGCTGCGGTAATACGGGCATTGTTGGAACGGACTGTAGCCCTAACGTCAATATCAGTCTTCTCGGGGATACGTAGTGGGACAGAGAACACGTAGTCATATTGCCCACCAGTACCAGATACCTCAAAACTGTGTCCAATTCGGAAACTTTGTTGACCAAAGTAACGGACATACATATCCCCAGTTGCATCAGCACCAGACTGGCAAGTTGCTACACCTTGTTTCAAATAACCAGTGTAACCTGCAGGGACTGTGTAAACAGACATTAGGGTTTGCCCCTTGCCAGCAGTAATACGGGCTACGGTAACGCCACCCTTTTGAATGTTAATGTTACCAACATTATCACCACTGGTGCAATATGCACGGAAGATGCGAGACCAAGTGTTTGTCGTGGTGATAGCAGCAGAAGAGGAAACGGTGACAGTCTCACTCTGGGGAAGATAATTGGCGTCTAGCCCACTTATAACTACAACCAAGCCATCATCTGTAGCTACAGCGGGGATAGTGACAGTGCCAGCAGTATCCCAAGAAGCCCAAGGGTAAACAGTATCGTTTATATCCCAAACAGTCCCGGTCTGGTTTTGAGACATTGCAGGAACAGCACCAAACTTGTGAATAAAACTGTGGCCTGACACTTCCCCTTGAGCAATAGAAAGGGGGCTATCTTTAAAAAGCTGTTTTGCCCAAGTCATCAATTCAACTCCCGAACCACCGACACAACCTTGTTGCCATTATTTGGAAAAGTTTCTACAGCACCGTCCGTATAAGTAACTTCAAACTCTATGTAGTAAGTGCCTACAGTGTCAGTATCCCCGGTTTGCCAGTCGTATTGAACTATACCACCCTCATCGTCTACGACAGTCATCTGAGTATCTACCTTGATTGTACCGTCTATAGACTTCATGTGTAGCATGACCACAGCACCATGAAGGTTTATTGGGTTCAGTTGTGCATCCTTCAGGGTTGCCTGTAAGGAGGGGGATGTATCATTCTGTTTAATACTAAAAGCCATTATGCAACCCTGTTGTATTCTCTGTTGTACTCTGCGTAGTTATTGTCCCCAATCTCTGCGCTGTTGTATTCTCTGTTGTACTCTGCGTAGTTATTGTCCCCAATCTCTGCGCCGTTATATAGCTCGTTGATTTCAACCCTTGAGCTTGTGTCCCCATCAAGAGAGATAATCCTGCGGCGGGCACCGTTTACATAAGGGCCGCTAAGAACTGGCAGACTTGTGGCGAATGATGTACCAATAAGTACGTGGTTAATTACTGCAACAGTTACACCAACAATAGGACTGTCGGCCTCAACAGGATCACCAGTAAACACATGGGTTTGTGCTATGTCAGAGCTATCTACTGTTGACGCATCTGTGACTATTTCATCTGCGGACAGGATGTGGTTCTGGTTTATGTTGGTTTGACCAACGGAAGCAGGGGCGGTTGTAATATTGGCGGAGGTTAATACGTGGTTCTGGTTGATAGAGGTTTCTTCAACAACAGGTGCAAGGCAAATAAAGCTAACCCCACCTAGCTTATGCTCTTGTGTTATACCAGAAGAACCAACCTCAGAAACACCAGTTAGAATATCTACGCCAACAAAAGTCTCTCGCTCAGACATTGGTAGGTCTGGGACAACAGGCTGTCCAGTCAGAATGTCTGTGTTGATAAGCAGGTGCGTTTGGAGGAAAACGCTGTCTCCTACAACAGGAGATGCTGTGATTACGCTATTACCAGATAACTTGTGATCTTGATTAATAGAGGCCGAGCCGACAGATGGTTGGTCAGTAGTTATTGCTACACCAACAAACGTCTCCTCCTCAGACATTGGGAGGTCTGGAACGATAGGCTGTCCAGTTGCAATGTCAAACCCACCTAGGGAGTGCTCTTGAGAAAATACAGATTGAGCAACCTGTGGGCTATTAGTAACAATACTGTCACCAGTGAAGGTCTCCTCTTCCGACATCGTAATTGATGGTACAGATGGGAAACCTGTGGTAATGCCCGCAGGGGCAATTTGGTGATCCTGAGCTATAACAGCTTGAACAACTACCGGGTTGCCAGTCGTGATAGAGTTGCCAGTGAAGGTCTCCTCTTCCGACATATTAAGGTCAGGAACGGAGGGTTGACCCGTGGTAACAATATTACCTGTAAATAGGTGTGTCTGATTGACACTAGAACTACCAACAGTCGGCTGGCCTGTCGTTATGCCTACAACATCAATCGCCGTATTGTAGATGAGGATTAGGTCTTCAACTACTGGTGCGCCAGTTACAAAAGAAGAACCTGTTGTAATATGCTCTTGAGTAATAGAGCTGGCAGTTACGGTAGGAGAACCAGTAGTGATTGAAATCCCGAGGAAAGTTTCCTCTTCCGACATCGTAATTGATGGTACGGAAGTTGGGCCAGTAGTTATACCTACAATAGATAGGTCGTGTTCTTGAGCAAAAACCGAAGCAGCTAGGACAGGGGAACCAGTCGTAATTGAAACCCCAGTAAAGGTCTCATCTTCCGACATTGTAGTGATGCCAACAACTGGGCGATCAGTTTCAACTACATTACCAGTAAAGATATGTGTCTGAGAAACAGCGGAACTACCAATAGCAACAGGGCCAGTAGTAATGCTATTACCAACAAACGTCTCATCTTCTGCCATCGTAATTGACGGAACAGAGGGGTTGCCAGTGGTAATCGAAGTAGAAGTAAAGTCGTGTTCTTGGTTAAGAGAGCTAGAGCCTACGACAGGTTGGCTTGTAGCAATACCAACAATACTAAGCCGCTGCTCGACGGTCCCCCCGTCATCCCCAAGAGGTGCGGAGGCAAGGGGGGAAAATCCTAACATTTAATTATTCCACCTTATCCGGCCAATTCACGTTGTAGGGGAAACCCTCTTGAGAAGTAATATCACGAAGTGCTTGACGATAAGCTGCCCAAGCAGGCGTCATAGTGTTGTCGCTTAACGCCATCCAGTCTGTTTCTTTCAGAAGCATAGCTCGGTGACCACGTATGTTTTGCTCAGCTTGTTCTAGAGGTAGTTCAACTACGCTCCAAACTTGGGTCCATTCGTCGTCAACTAACTCAACGTCTTGTAAAACTCGGTGTGTTTTACTGTCAAAGTCAGGTGCCGCAACTGCCTTAACTGGATGTACATCGTAACTAGCTAAAGTCTCTGTGGGTATGTTCTTAGGGAAAGATGTATTGGGATTATCACGGCGTAGTTGTCCAATTGTGTATGATTCTGGACTTCCGTTTGTAAGTTTAATAAACACAGTATTTCCTTTTGATCAGAAGTTATATAGCAACATCGAAGGCCCAAACAGTATCTGTAGCGCTGCCCATAACGTACATCTTACTGCCGTTTGATTTAAAGCCGACGGCAGCGGTAAATCGTTCGCCGGTGGGCGCTGAAATGTTAACAGACTTAACATATGATGCGGTCTGCACCGCCCATGCTGTCGATAGGTCGTATTGATATACATAACTGGGCGATGTAGTTTCCGTTATATACATTTTGGTGCCGTCGGGTTTGAAGAAAACACCAGAGGGACTGGTAGTTTGCGATGATACACTGACCTGATTGGCATACGATGCAGTGAAGATGTTCCATGCTGTCGATAGGTTGTATTGATATACCCTATCGTATTGACTACCCGCGACATACATACTGGTACCATCGGGTTTAAAATAGAGTCCAAAGGGGCTGCTGTCCTGCGACGAGACTGACCTAGCTCGGGTGTATACTGCGGTACTAATGTCCCATGCTGTTGATAAGGTGTATTGATTTACATCAGACCCACTATTTCCAACAACATACATATAAATGCCGTCTGTACTAAAGAAGACACCACGGGGTAGGCTCTCTTGCACAAATACACTAAAAGTTTGCACATATGATGCAGTCTCGACTGCCCAAGCTGTCGATAGGTCGTATTGATTTACGTCATTACCAGCGTCCCCAACCACATACATGCGCTCTCCATCAGGGCTAAAGCAGAGACCGTAGGGCTGAGTGTCTTGAGAAGCTACCGAAAAACGATCTGTTGTTGGAAATGAAAAAGACGCAGTGCTGAGATCCCAAGCTGTCGATAGGTCGTATTGCCATACATTACCTATAGTGACGGTTAATACAAACATTCTGGTGCCGTCTGACTTAAAGAATAGGCCAGTGGGAAAGGTATCTTGACCCGCGATAGAAAAGTTTTGTACATAGGATCTAGTACTAACATTCCACGCTGTAGACAGTGTGTATTCGTTTACATCAAGACCAGTGGAGCCTACAATGTACATTTTAGTGCCATCAGATTTGAAGAAAATGTCCCGTGGATTAGTTTCTTGCGCAGATATACTGGCCACCCGAGTGTATGATGCTGTAGTGACGCTCCATGCTGTCGATAAGGTGTATTGATTTACATCATCTCCCGAAAGGCCTACAACGTACATATAAATCCCATCTGGGCTAAAGAAGAGGCCTTGAGGGGTTAATTCTTGGCTACCGACATAGAATTGTTGCAAGTAGGACGCCGTGCTTATGTCCCATGCTGTCGATAGGTCAAATTCTTTTATATACCGACTAGACTGGTCTACAAAATACATCTTAGTGCCGTCTGGTTTGAAGAATTGACCAGCCGCGCCTCCAGTTACGCCACCAATATAGTATTGTTGCAAGTAGGACGCCGTGCTTATGTCCCAAGCGGTGCTTAAATCGTACTGATTCACATAGTCATATGTGAAGCCTACAACATACATCTTAGTGCCGTCTGAACTAAAAGAGAGACTTTGTGGATTGCCCCCCACAAATTGCGAGAGCCAAACATAATTTATCGGAGTCGCGTTATACGCCGCATTATCAAGATCCCATGCGCCAGTGTCAGCAACAGGGCCAGCACCAGCGGCAGATAACATTTTACGAGCTATTGACATTAGGAACCTTTCTTACGCCGCTGCTGCTGATGACAATACCCCATACCATGTTGTACCGCCATCACGGGACCAGAATACATACAAGTTTTTCTCACCAGAGGCTGGGGCATCAGGGGCGGTACCACCTGCCCAATCTACAGAAGTTGGCCATGTTATCGTGTGAGCACCACCTGCGGTAAGCTCTAAGACAAAACCACTTGACAATGCGCTAGTAAACGCAGCAAAGGTAAATGTAGTATTACCACTTGTTGTCAAGCTGAATGCACCACCAGCATCAACGTCGATACTTGGAGTTGTACCTGACAGGGCAACATACTTTTCTTTAAGAGCACTTTGAACAGTTACATTAGAGTTGCTTACTTCAAAGCGTTCTACCCCGCCAGTAACAACACGCCACTGATCCGCAGCATGGAATTGCATATAGGTGTCGGTATCACCGGAGTGGTAAATTACACCTGCAATATAGGCATTGTTGAAAGTAGGGTTGCTTGTTGTATCCAACGCTTGGTCTGCTGAATACGTGGTATAACCATTAGGGTTAGACGCCGGGTAGTAATACGAACCCTCTTGTCCATCCAGCAAATCTGCGTCTAGGCCGCTGCCGGAACCGTCGTTGCCAGCGTGCCATACTTTCTCGTTATTAACGTACAAATCTTTGTTGAAATAAAAGTTCGGTCTGTCTGTGTAAATATGCGCCCAAATAGTGTTAGCAGGGCCGAAGTCAATGTAGCCACTAGCTGTGCTATGGCGCAAGCCACCCCAAGCATTTACAGAGCCACCGTCAATATTTCCCCATACATGGTTGTGACTGTCGTCTGCTACAGTAACACTCAGTGTAGCATCAGCACTACCGTCCCAGCTTACGCTGCCTGATGCGTCACCAGAGAGTGATAACGTACGTGCTGTAGTCCATTTGTCAGCATTTGGATGATAGTTATCGTGGAATACTTTTTGATTCGATTGGGCGTAAAACTCTCCAGTAGTAATTACAGCAGGTGTAGTATCTGTGCTACCATTTGTAGGGCTTTCCTCAAAGATAATACCTAAGCCTTCACTACCGGGAAGATTTACATCAAGAGACTCAGCCCTAATACGAATACCCTGATCAGTTGGACTTCCACTCGTATCATTTAAAGTAATTGAAGCATCATTAGCATTAATTGCCAACGAACCACTCATAGTGTCGCCAGTGACGTTCACAAAGCGACTGTCAGCTTCTGTCTCAGTGTAGTAACGACCATCGTGCGTATGGCTATCATCAGCTACAGTTAAGGTAAGCGTAGCGTTACCCAAGTTCGTGAACGTAGCACTACCAGAAGCATCGCCATTGATGGTAAGAGTAGGGTCAGGTGCGTTTGCTGGGCTATAATAATAGCTACCTTCTTGACCGTCTAATTTATCGGAGTTACTTGCATACTGACCCCACTCACGTACTGCTCCATTTTTGTAGATATACATTGGATGGTTGGCAATAAGTCGGTAATCATCGTAGTTATCGGTCATTAGACCAATATACCAATATACCTTTCCATCCTCTGTTGTTGGAAGGTCTTGAGTTAAAAAGCTAGTATAGCTAGAGTTATCTAGTACAAAATTACCATTAGAGTTAATTGTACCAACAAGATAAATTGGGTTATAAGGGGTTGCCCAACCGGAATCACGGTTGTTCCAATATTCCATATTGCCTGTTTGAAGGCTTGTGTACAAGTAATTAGCTGTAATAATGGCGTCGGCTGCGTAATCTGTAGTATAATTGTACTTAATTATGTTACCGCCAACACGAATTTCTGCTGTAGAAACCGTGTTGGTATTGCCAGTAGAACCACCCTCAGTTACAGGATAATACTTGCCATCTACGCCTTCTAATAAAAGCTGGTAGCCATGAATGTAAGCTCCCGCTTGTACGTCTGTTTGCCAGCGAAGCTCATAGTCAGTAGATGAGAAATAAAAATCGTGTGCATAAAAACGATCTTGTCCTGTATCATATTGCAACATAATAAGAGCACGAGGCCCGTAATGCGTGGTTAGCTTCTCATCATTTGCATAGTAAATAGTCTTTGCGCCAAGATTATTAATGTTTAGAGTAGTAGTTGTGGCACCAGCTATGTTATTCTGATAAAACGCAATAGTCATTCCATCAAAATAAGAAGTAATATCAGGGTGTGTACCAGTCCAAACACCAGAAGTTGTTCCAGTATTAGTGATACTGAAAAATTCTTTGTCAGAAATCTTTTGGAAAGCTGTGCTATCTAGGCCATCAAGCAAATCAGCATCTAGGCCAGAACTTGAGCCATCTACAGTCTTAATAGCTGTAAGAATTTCAGAGGCTGTCTGATCAGCAGTAGCGTTAGTCTCCCCCGTATAGCCCAAGTCAGATAGTGTCATAGTACGGGTGGAAAGACCTGTAACATGACCGTATGTGTCTAGGTTAATATCGCTTACTACATTAGCCCCAGTAAGAGCATCAAGGCTTGCCTGAGCAGATGTGTCGGCGTGAGCCAAGCCAGTAGGTTCTTGTACAAGACCGCCACCTGCACCAACACTAAATATATTACTATTAAGGTCAATACCATTGCCAGCACTATAAAGTGGTGCAGTTTCTGTTGCGGAGCTAATTGAAGTAACGTGACCATAGTCATCCAATTGAATACCTTGAATGTAGGTACGGCCAGTGTTAGTTACAGAAGATTGAGTAGAAGTATCAGCATGTCTAATACTGACGTTACCAGAAAGTGCGCCACCACCAGTTAAGCCATTGCTACCAGTAACCTGAGTACTTGTGTTTACTTTTAAGTTTAGGCTTGTCTGAAGACCATCAATATTGGAGATAATATGGTTGTGGCTGTCGTCAGCTACAGCTACATTCAGAGTAACATTAGAAGAGCCATTTAATGTTACACTACCGGACGCATCACCACTAAGTGAGATCGTACGTGATGTAGTCCACCTATCTGCATTTGGGTGATAATTATCATTAAACACATCTTCTGCACCTGCTGTCAAAAAGACAACAGCATCGCCAGAGAGACTAATCTGTTGCCCACTATTACTACTCTCAGTCACGCCTCGGGTAAGCGAGGGTGGGTTTGGAGCAGATGAAGGGGTATAGGTGCCCAGCCCGATTTCCCAGTTGCTGCCATCTTCAATAACATAGCGAACTACGTCATTTTGAACTACGCCAGCATCAGCAAAAGATTGATAACCAACCGCTGTCGTGTCTAGCGTAATTGCTAAACCCGTACCAGTCGTGTTTGTTGTCATTTTTGCACGGTTCACGAGCTTGGTCATGCTAATTTACCTTATGCGGGATCTGGGATACCAATGGTCACGGAGCTAAGGGTAAATGTGTTGCCAGATGTGACAGACTGAGAAGCTGCAAGAGAGCCAGTTGCCAAGAGGCGGCTATTTGAAGTATCTACAATAGCGTAGTGGGTAGCAGTACCAGTGCCCGATACGGAGCCATCAGAGATTGCTGCCACAACAACCTCGCGGCCACCACCAGTGCGGTTTTGAGGGGCGCCAATAGACAACGACGAGCTGCTACCAAGGGCATAGGTGCTGGTTGCGTTAGCATATGTCGTTGCTTCTTGTGAAGTAATGTAAACAGCATTTGCTTCAGTGTCCAGAACGGTCAAACCGTTGTCAAACACTCGATCATTAAGAGTAGCCATTATTCAGTTTCCTGTGTTTGTCCAGTGTTTGCATCTGGATCATAGTCAAGTTCAGCAATAGCCATAAGGTCACTAATAACCTCTGGGTGGTTGCTAACATCAATATTCGCACCATTAAGATTACGAAGAAAGGCTGCAATCTCACGAAGATCGTGGGGTGCTACATCGCCAGCCTCAATAGTAGGCATCAGGTCATAGGGCAGACCGTTCAACTCCCAAAGGCGCTCTACAAGCTGTTTATTAAGCACATCTACAATGGCTTGGATGTAGCTTTCAAGCGCACGGAGGAACAGGTCTGTCTTCGACTTGGAGAGAGCATACGAACCGCCCTGCGATCCAAGCAGAAGAAACTCAGAAAGAACACTACGAGCAATATCGTGCTGATAACGACGAACAATGGGATCAATGTCGATGTTACGCTTACCATTGGAAGCCATCAACTCAATATCTACCAGACGAATGTTGGTAGGCGACCCATCTTTATCCAAGTAGGTGTCAGAAGGAGTGATAATATAACCTTGTTCGTTGAACTTAACATCCCGAAGGATTTGCTTCAAGTTATTTACGAACTGTGCCTGTTCTGGACTTGCGCCAGCAGACAGATACTCAGCAGGAATACGAGCAACCGGGATACCAGCTAATTCACGTTCAACAGCGATAGCCTCGATAGCCTGCAGGTTGTTCAGGTACTCATAAGAGGTATAAGCATTCCTTAGAATTGAACGACCAGAAGGATCACCATTAATGCTAGTTGTTCGATAGTATAGAGATTTGTTGGTAGGAATATAGGACTTGTTGTTAAACCCGCCGATAGTTTGTTCAATGCCGAGTACATCGCCAGTCTTCCTGTCTACATCAAAACGGTTAATAGTCCAAGGCGCACGAGCTGCAATCTTACGGACGCCGATACGACCATCAGTATACTTAGAACGCTTCTTATCAGACCGTTCACTAGGGCCAACACGACGCTTATAGACTACCTCGAACCAACCAAACCCATACGACAAGAACGACAAAGCCTCAGCAATGTGATCGTCTAGAGTATGATCCATATCGTGCAAGACACTCTTAACAAACTCAGCTTCACGCTTGGCTGCATCTGTGTCGTTAGCAGGCTTGACTGTCAGGGTCACATCACGTAGGATTTGCTCTACCGAATACATAACAGCACCGATAGTGCTATCATTGTCCCGCATCTCACGGTATTTCTTAATGGCCTTACGACCACGGAGTTCAGGCAGAAACTCGTCTGCACGGATTTGACCGTTATCAGTGTTATCACCAGCTACACCTAAAGTAGCCTTAGCTTGCGCCTCAGAGAGTTTCCTAGCCATTATTCTTATTCCGTTATCGTGAAAGCCCCTTAGAATTACTGTAGGCTAGGGTAAGCTGGGGCTTACTGTACCCGTTAAGTGAGAGGTCTGTTAAAGCCCATACACAGGCATCTAATCTATCTGGGGAGCCAATCGACCCTAGTGGTTCCCACGTTCTCATTTGGGTTTCTAGTTCGTCTAACTTAGCCCCATC